TTAGAAGCAGTGCTGACCTTGATACAAGCGAGTTTAGTTTATCAATCGAAAGATTTAGAAATTGGGCTTCACAAGAAGCAGGTATCTATCTGCCGAGTGCTGATGAGTATATCATTATTCAGCAGATGGAAATCGAAATCGAAAGAAACAAAGATTATATATAATGTGCTTCATAATTAAGTTAATAGTTTGATTAAGTGGGGAAGCGTCCCCACGCTTCGGAGTATAGTGTCAATGGTAGCACAGCATAAACAGGGACGATACCAAACGGCAGCTTTTTAAGTTGTATCGGTGGCAAGTGAAACGGGATTAAGCAGTTGCGGTTCGAATCCGCATACTCCGACTAACTAAAAAAAAAAGAATTATGGAAATAATAACATCAGCAACGATTTTCAAGGCATTTGACGGAAAGATTTTTGAATCTGAAACCAAATGTAAAGAATATGAAAGACAGAGAAAAGAGTTTTTGGATAGGATAAAATTCTTTTTGGTAAGGCATTCTCCAGACTTGACAGAAACAGGACTTTTCACAAGTGGATTACTTGTAGCTGTTTATTCAACAGAGGGATTGCAACAAGAGATAGTAACAAACTATTGTATAAAGAAATTCGGATATTTAGGAGAGTCTGTACAAGGATGTAGGTTTCAAACCTATTTTAGCGTTTCACCAATAGACTTTGAAACATATACGAATGGCGTAATAGAGGAATGGAAAGGCAAACGCCGCTATAACAAAATTGTTCTTAGTCCAAAAGAACTTGACGAGTTCAAAGGCATAGAAAGGTTTGATTATATGAAAGAATGGGGATTTAAGTAATGCCATACTATATCAAGAAAAAGAAAACAGACAAACCAAAGAAGCGGCAAGCAAGCCAAGCAACTTTGGTAAAGAAGCTGGATAAGGTCTTTAGCCAGTATATCAGACTGCGAGATGCTTTCCCTAACGGCACATTCAGGTGTATATCGTGCGGAAAGATAAAGCCTTTCGACCAATCCGACTGCGGGCATTATCATTCGAGACGGCACATGTCAACTCGCTTCGATGAGGATAATTGCAATAGTGAATGTAGATTTTGTAATAGGTTTTCAGCCGACCACATCATCGGGTATCGTGAGAACCTTATCCGAAAGATAGGAATGCAGCGGTTTCAATTATTAGAAGTCAAGGCACGCAGCACAAAGAAGTGGTCTTGCTTTGAACTGGAAGAATTGATAAAATACTACTCAATATTAGTTAAGAAATTGAGTGAAGAAAAAGGGATAAGGATATGATGTATAAACTTCGTGATTATCAGCAAAAGGCTTCCGATACTGCGGTAGCCTTTTTTAATGATAAGAAAGCAAAGTATAACGCTATAATGGTGTTGCCTACGGGTAGCGGAAAGTCGCTTGTGATAGCTGACATCGCTAACAGACTGAAAGGACATACGCTTGTCTTTCAGCCGTCAAAAGAGATACTTGAGCAAAACTACAAGAAGCTATGCTCCTATGGTGTACTTGATTGCTCTGTTTATTCGGCTTCATTCAATTCAAAGAATATAAGCCGTATCACCTTTGCAACGATAGGCAGCGTGATAAGACACACGGATGACTTTCAGCATTTCAATAACGTAATCATAGATGAGTGTCACTTTGTCAACGCAAAAGGTGGTATGTATGAAGAATTTATCCACGCTACGGGGTGTAAAGTGTTAGGACTTACTGCCACTCCTTACAGATTAAGTTCAAGCAGCTTTGGGGCAATGCTAAAGTTTCTTACTCGTACCCGTCCTTTGATATTCTCAAAGATCATCTATCAAGTACAGATTTCAACCTTACTTGATATGGGATTCCTATCAAAGATAGATTACTTCCAAATGAACCCATTAGGGTGGAACGAGAATAACCTGCAATCAAACTCAACTGGTGCTGACTATACAGATAAATCAGTAGAGGCGGAATATAATAGAATTGACTTCTACGGCTATTTAGTCAGCATCGTTAAGCGGTTGCTTTGCCCAAAGCGTGGAGGATCAAGAAAAGGCATATTAGTCTTTACTCGCTTTCTGAAGGAGGCTGAACGGCTGACACAAAGCATTGATTGCTGCGAAATGGTGTCGGGTAAGACACCAAAGGCAGAACGTGAACGAATATTAAACGACTTTAAGAGTGGTAAGATAAAGGTCGTTGTGAATGTAGGAGTATTGACAACAGGATTTGATTATCCTGAACTTGATACTGTTGTTATGGCACGCCCTACAATGTCGCTCGCTATGTACTATCAGATAGTAGGACGAGAGATACGACCTTACAAAGATAAACAAGCGTGGTTTGTAGACCTTTGCGGAAATATCAACCGATTTGGTAAGGTCGAAGATTTGAAGCTGACAGACACCAACGGCAAAGGTAAATGGGCGGTGTTCAGTAATGGCAAGCAATTAACGAATGTGATTTTTAATTGATTATGGAATACTTAGATTTTCTTAAAACAAAACAAGTAAAGATACAGAAATCGGGGTTTAATGTCGAAGATAAAGACTTAAACCCCATTTTGTTTGACTTTCAAAAATACTGCGTAAAGAAAGCCCTATCGGCAGGCAAATACGCATTATTCGAGGATTGCGGACTTGGTAAAACACTCCAACAGTTAGAATGGGCAAAGCACGTATCAGAACACACGAATAAACCTGTACTTATTCTTGCTCCTTTGGGTGTTATTCATCAGACGATTAAAGAGGGTGCAAAGTTCGGATATAACGTTTCTGAAATTAGTCTAACGGTGTTTGACCAAGATTTGAAAGCAGGCATATATATCACGAATTACGATAACTTAGAAAACATTGATGCATATTTATTTGGCGGTGTGGTACTTGATGAAAGTTCTATCTTAAAGAACTTCAATGGCAAGACAAAGCAGCAGCTTGTTGATGATTTCAACGAAACGCCATACAAGTTATGTTGCACGGCTACGCCGTCACCAAACGATACTATGGAGCTATGCAACCATGCTGAGTTTCTCAATGTGATGACACGTAACGAAATGCTTGCAATGTACTTTGTTCATGACGGTGGTAATACATCTTCATGGAGATTGAAAGGACATGCTGAGCGTTCTTTTTGGGACTTTGTGTCAACATGGGCGGTGATGTTAACTTCTCCTTCTGATATTGGTTTTGACGGATCTAAATACATTCTTCCTAATCTCAATATTGAAGAGGTATTTATCGAAACTGAAAAGCGAGATAATGGCATGCTTTTCAATGATATTGCAGTATCTGCCACCACGTTTCATAAGGAGTTAAAAGCCACGCAAAATGAACGTATGGAAAAGGTTGCAGAGTTGGTTAACAACTCAAATGAACAATTCATCGTGTGGATTGGTCATGATGACGAGGGCAAGATACTACGTTCACTTATCCCCGATGCGGTCGAGGTGAAAGGTAGCGACACAAAGCAATACAAAAAGGAGAATTTGCTCGGTTTTGCTGATAATAAGTTTAGAGTACTTATTACCAAATTAAAGATTGCGCAATATGGACTTAACTATCAGAATTGCCATAATCAAGTATTTGCATCGCTTGATTTCTCATTTGAAGCAACCTATCAAGGTATCCGGCGTTCGTATCGTTTCGGACAAAACAAAGAGGTTAATATCTTCCTTATTGTCACTGACACTATGCAGAACGTAAGAAAGTCAATCATTGAGAAACAAAACGCTTTCCTCAATATGCAAAAGAAGATGAGTGAAGCGACAAACCGAAATGTTAAGAATTTAATCAAGCTGACCAAAATGGAAACAGATAAGAATTACAAATCAGATAAGTGTGATATTCGTCTTGGCGATTGTGTGCAACTCATAAAGGATATTCCTGATGAGAGTGTAGGATTTTCTATATTCTCACCACCATTTGCAGAACTCTATACATATTCTGACAAGTTGGAGGATATGGGAAACTCGAAGGATTACAAAGAGTTCTTTATCGCTTTTAACTTTCTTGTAAAGGAGTTGTATCGTGTCCTTTGGAGTGGTCGTAATATTGTCGTTCATTGTATGGACTTACCTATTCAGAAAGGCAAAGAGGGTTATATCGGGCTTCGTGACTTCTCGGGAATGATACTCAAAGCATTTCAAGATGCAGGGTTTATCTATCATTCACGTGTTACGATTTGGAAAAACCCTGTAACTGAGATGCAACGTACAAAGGCTCTTGGGTTGCTTCATAAGCAAGTTAAGAAAGATAGTGCAATGAGCCGTGTGGGTATCCCTGATTATCTTCTCGTTTTCAGAAAAGAGGGAGAACACGACCATCCAATACATTGTGGTATTGACGTCGATACTTGGCAAAAGTACGCATCACCAGTTTGGATGGACATTGACTATTCAAACACGCTTAACGCAGCCGCAGGGCGAGAAAGTAACGATGAGAAACATGTATGTCCCCTTCAACTTGACACAATCAAGCGAGCAGTTACCCTTTGGAGCAATGAAGGAGATACAGTATTAACTCCTTTCTTAGGCATTGGCTCAGAAGTATATCAATCTATCTTATTAAATCGTAAGGGTATAGGCTTTGAGTTGAAAGATAGCTACTTTGCGGAGGCGGTGAAGAATTGCAAAAAGGCAGAGTGTGATGTTTCTCAAAAGTCATTGTTTGACGCAGTATGATAAAACTTGATGACAAGTTTACCATTCGATACTCCCCCCACGAGCAGCTTGTAATGTTACGGCTAATCGTGGGGGCTGACGATGACGGCATTTCACGAACGAGCTATCGAAGCCTTGCAAATGATTGCGGATTGTCCCTACAAACTTGTAGGAATGTTTTATTCTCACTTGCTAACAAAGGAGATATAGACACGATAGCCAATCAAAAAGGGACATTCTTTGTCGTGAATAAGTGTGATGATTATCGTTTTGGTAAGAAGAAAACAAACGAACAATCAAGGCAGGTTTTAACATCCTTACAAGCAAAATGTAATGACCGAGAGAAAGCGTTTGAAAAGAGCCTTATTCCTTTCGTTTCTTCACGTGGTGGCATTTACGAGCCTACGATGATACGTGCTTTCTTTAACTATTGGACAGAAAGAAACAAATCGGGGACTAAGATGCGATTTGAACTTGAAAAGACGTGGGAAACTGCAAAGCGATTGCAGACGTGGGCAAGCAGAGAGAAAGTGCAAAAGAGTACCACTACCCTTAAATCATCTGAAATGAACTACGACAAAGATAGCGATTGGTAAATGGAACAAATAGACTTCAAATCCGCCATTGAGCGGTTACGAGACACAACGTACAAACCGTTACCCGATAAGGTGCAAATCAGTGTACCAAATGCAGGAACACACCTTAAAGGAGGATTAAAGTACTTTTGCGGTGATAATGCAAGGTGGAACACTGACTATGATAAGATTGTTCAGTGGCTCACTGATAACAAAGGTAAAGGCTTAATGCTTGTTGGGAATTGCGGTGTTGGTAAATCTCTGATCGGTATGAGAATTATTCCTTTACTTCTTAACCACTATTGCCGTAAGGTGGTAACGATCTGCACGGCAAATGAACTCAACAAGTCACCCGATGAGATTATCCGAAGCCATATTATCTATATTGACGATGTAGGTACAGA